CTGTGCAAAGCGAACCAATAACTCATATGGAATCATTTGAGAAGTATATGGACCGTTTTTCAGTAGATTTTTAATAGCATTTAATAAATAAAGTTGTAATTTAAAAATTGTCCTAGGACAATCAGAGAGTTACATTATTGTAATTTTGGTAATTTATTTACAAAAATAGGTTGACAAGATTACATTTTGGCATTAATATAAGAAAGTAATATAAAAATATTACGCACATGGCATACATTATAGGAGAAACATCATGGCATCTTTAGCAGAAATCAGAGCAAAACTACAATCAATGGAATCAAAACCTGGTAGTTCACCCGCTCAAAGCGATAAAGCAATATACCCTTTTTGGAACATCGACGAAGGAACAAGCACCGTTCTTAGGTTCTTACCTGACTCAGATCCAAACAACACGTTCTTTTGGGTAGAACGACAAATGATCAGACTTACATTCCCAGGAGTGGCTGGCGGAGAACAGAAACCTGTTACCGTTCAAGTTCCTTGCATGGAAATGTGGGGTGATACATGCCCTGTATTGACTGAGGTTCGTCCTTGGTTTAAAGACGCAAGTCTTGAAGATATGGGTAGAAAGTATTGGAAAAAACGTTCATACATTTTCCAAGGCTTTGTAAACGAAAATCCCCTCAACGAAGATTCACCAGAGAATCCAATTAGACGTTTCGTCATTGGGCCTCAAATCTTTAACATTATTAAATCAGCATTGATGGACCCAGAAATGGAAAACCTTCCAACTGATTATGTAGCAGGAACAGATTTCCGTTTATCAAAAACCACTAAAGGTCAATACGCAGATTATTCTACAAGTAAATGGGCAAGGAAAGAAAGTTCACTTACTGAGGAAAACTTAGCGGCAATTGATACACATGGACTATTTAATCTGAATGATTTCCTACCTGCTAAACCAACAGCAGAAGGCGTTCAAGCAATAGCAGAAATGTTCCAAGCATCAGTAGATGGGGAGTTATATGACCCAGCAAAATGGGGTAACTTTTACAAACCCTATGGACTTGATGTTGGAACCAGCACACAATCAACAGTTGCATCGGCTCAACCTGCTCCAGCAGTATCACAGCCTGCAACAGAGAGTGTGGCTCCTGTAGTTGAAACACCTGCTCCGGCAACACCAGTTGCTGAACCAGTTGCTGAAACACCTGCACCTACACCAGCACCTGCTAGTGAAGATGTTGGCAAAAAGTCGGCTGATGACATTCTGAATATGATCAGAAACAGACAGTCGTCTTAAGGAGAAAATTATGCAGAAACCTTTTGACTTAACAAAGTTTAGAACAGGAATCACTAAAAGCATATCTGGTATTAGTGCTGGTTTCCATGACCCTAGGGATTGGATCAGCACTGGTAACAAAACACTAGATTACCTAATAAGTGGAGACTTCAATGGAGGTATCCCACTAGGTAAAGTAAGTGTGTTTGCTGGTGAATCAGGTTCTGGTAAATCGTTTATATGTTCTGGAAACATTGTAAAAAATGCACAAGATGCCGGTTGTCAAGTAGTATTATTTGACTCTGAAAATGCACTTGACGAGCAATGGCTTCAAGCATTAGACGTTGATACAAGTCCAGAAAAACTATTAAAAATTAGTGTCTCAATGATCGATGATGTTGCTAAAGCAATATCAGAATTTTTGAAAGACTATAAAGCAAACTACAGCGATCTTCCTTACGAAGATATGCCTAAATTAGTGTTTGTAGTAGATAGTTTAGGAATGTTATTAACACCAACTGACGTTGCTCAATTTGAGAAAGGTGACATGAAGGGTGATATGGGTAGAAAACCAAAGGCATTAACAGCCTTAGTTAGAAACACAGTCAACCAGATTGCTCCTTTTCCAATAGCACTTGTGGCAACTAATCACACTTATGCATCGCAAGATATGTTTGACCCTGATGATAAAATATCAGGCGGTCAAGGCTTTATCTATGCAAGTAGTATTGTGGTTGCTATGAAAAAACTTAAATTAAAAGAAGATTTAGATGGCAACAAAGTTAGCACGGTGCAAGGAATCAGAGCGGCCTGTAAAGTAATGAAATCACGTTACAGCAAACCGTTTGAAGGCGTTCAAATTAAAATACCATACGAGACTGGCATGGACCCATATAGTGGCCTATTGGAAATGTTAGAATCTAAAGGTATTGTAGATAAAGTTGGTAATAAACTCTCTTATGTTTCCCCTGTAACAGGTGAGGAAATTAAAGAGTTCAGAAAAGCATGGTCTGGAGACAAACTTCAGGTAATTATAGATGAATGGGGTCAAAATCCTAAAGTTCAAGAAATTGAGCCAGATGAAGATGTTAACCTAGATGACTTAGAACCAACTGAAGAGGAATACGCAGATGAGTCCTGAAGTAGCATTATTACTTGAAACCTGGGATAGTATAAAATCATATATCCCTAAAAAAGAACGTCTTAATATTGCAGAAGTATTAGTTAGAACATTTGATGATAACGTTGATATTTCTGAAGTTGAAGACAACATCATGGAATTTGATTCAGTAATGAAGGCGGCACTAGTTAGCCACTTTGACTTACTTGAGGATAACGATGATGAAGATGAGGATTGGGAATAAATGGCAACTTGGTATAACGAGGTAGTATCTGATTTAAGCAAAATGGTTGATGCCATTGCTTACTATGAGAACGAACTAGAAGACGCCAAGTATGAATGCAGAATAAAGGGAAGCCTGGAAAAAGCCAGTGCTTCTCTTCCCGGCACTACAGAGTTTCGCTTCAATCAACTACAAGAGATTGAAGCAATTCTCGAACATTTAAATATAGAATTGCGTAAAGAAAGATCAAAAACTTTTCGTAAATTTCTAGAATCTTATAATAGGCAACTCTCTAGTAGAGACGCAGAAAAGTTTGTAGATAGTGAACAAAGTGTTATAGATTTAACACATCTTACAAATCAGTTCTCTCTTTTGCGTAATAAATACCTAGGCATTATGAAAGGATTAGATACAAAGCAATGGCAAATAGGACACATAACGAGATTGAGAACAGCGGGAATGGAAGACATAATGATAGGGTAACATTCTTTTACAGGCTTAATACGTGTGAAGAACGTAGCCGTAAAAACTTTGAAAACTTTACCGAAACATTAACCTCAGATTTACAACAATACTGCAAAGAAAATCCTCGCAGAGATAATATACATGTATATTTTGAATACACTCAAGAAGGAACCTTATGGGTAATAGACAACAAATGGTTTGCTGATGCAATACATGATTTTGCAAACAAGTATAATATACCCTTATCTAATATTACATATCATGGTGGAGCCGCAACATTAGAAAAGTCATACAACACATGGCACTCTATACACAGACCAAACGAAGATAAAATAAAATTAAGATCAACAGATTTTGGCCTTTGGTTATATGAAAAAAATAATGTGTATTTTGATATTTTAAAATTTCCAAAAGAAGCACACACTAATTTAAGAACAAAAAAATTTAATTGCTTGAATGCAAATTTAAGCATACAGCACAGAATAGTATTTCTACATTACATGTGGAAAAATAATTTATTAGATACAGATAATAATTTAATAAGTTTTCATTATTTTAAAGGAATGAATTACCCTATTGAAAACCAGTATCCTATTCCACAAGAACTAAAAGATATCCTACCTATCCAATTTGATCTAAAAGGAAATTGGGATCAGGTATATCAAAAAATATTTGACAGCAAACATGATCCAAGTGTGTTAACCGATTGGAATAAGACAGGAGATTACAGTTACATATATGATGATTGTTACTTTACTGTTACTACAGAAAGTGGCGAATGTGTGCAACTTTGCAATCAATTCTGCGAAGATGATCTAGATGAATATTTTAAATCGTTCCATCATGAAATGTTTATTACAGAAAAAACAACCAGGCCCATGCTTTATTTACATCCTCAAATTATATATTCTAGTCCAGGAACATTAGAGTATTTAAAAAGTTGGGGCTTTAAAACATTTAGTAATTATTGGAATGAAGATTACGATAATGAAACCAATGGAAACAAAAAACTTCAAATGATAATGGACGTTGTAACAGAACTTAACAACAAACCATTAGAGGAGTTACATGAGATGTATTGGGATATGATGCCAATACTTAAACACAACCAAAATATACTGATTAACACCGGCATAGAAAAGTATGAAAATAATGTTTTTCCGCTTGACTTATAGTGAAAAGAATGTATAATGTTATTTTAGATTGGAGAAAAAATGAATAAATTTGATAAGAACTTTTTAATAAACTTTAGTCCATTGTTAGCCGCAAGCCTCATTGGATTTTTATTGCTTGTGGCGTTCGAGACTAAAGCAAGTGATATAGAAGAAGTAGTTGTTGTGGGGCAACAAGAAAGAACAGTTAAAGCAAATCCAATTACAAGCAGTAGAGTTATCAGTGCAATACTTCCAGGATTTACTTATAATGCAGGTGGTTATGGAGGATTTATTGGATTTGCAGAACGTGGAGCACAAACAAACCATACATCTGTATTTGTAAATGGGATACCAGCAAATGACCCAGGAGCAGGATGGTATGACTTTGGTCATGATATGGCTAACGGGCAAACAGTAAAAGTTATTACTGGTGCTAATAGTGTGCTATATGGTTCAGGCAGTATGGCAGGAACAGTATTAATACGAGATACTATTGAACATGGTATTACAGTTAGAACTGAAGATGCTGACCCTACATATATAAGAATTGCTCCAACAGATTTTATAGAATTTTCTACGTTTGATGACAGTATGGGTAGTGTAAGAAACGATAACGAAGAAATAGACAATTATAAAAACAAGACAGCAAGATTAAATGTTGATGTAGGCGACTTTACTATTGTGGGCAAAGTTACTGAATATGAATACGACTATGACAACTGTTATGATTATAATTTTGGTCAAAGCAATGACTGTTTACAAGACGGCGAAAGATACAACATAGCAATTAGGAATAACTTTATGACTATAGGTCGTAACTATAATAATGCAGACTATTTCACAGTTGAAGACCCAACCTATTCAAATGAGAGTTTTAGAGACTTTGCAAGATTTGGTAGCAATTTAGATCTAAGTAATAAAATAAATGTTGCATTTGGTGTTGATATGGAGAAGATCTATTACAACACTATCAGTTGGCAAAATGTTGAAGGATCTACAGTTGTAGAAACAGAAAACACAGAACCAGGCATATGGTATGCTGAAGACGACACAAACAAAAGTAGGCCAATGTGGACAGGTATCTATATAGGCACAGGCGAATTTACTAGTGAAACAGTAGGCGACGGGGTGTATACTCTCACTGAAATAGAAGAAAAATACACAGACGAAAATGCCGGACTATACTTTTCTGCTAATGCTAAATTTATATTAGATTATAACTTTGGTATAAGAGTAGGAAACGATGATCAAAACGCTCTTAGACTTGGTATAAGTAAAGGAGAATGGTTTGTAAATATTGGCAATAGTTTTAGAAAGCCAAACTTATATGAACTTAATGGTGACGGTTATGTTGAAGGAAATGCTGAATTAATGCCAGAAGAAGCGGTTGGCATAGAATTAGGCTATGGTGCTATTAGTGTTTATAGATACGATTTCCAAGAAGCAATAGAATATATTCCTGGATATAACACAGATATTAATACTTTATCTACTGTATTAGATAGTGACGAAACCTTAAATTTAATAGGAGCAAATCCTGAAGCACCAGATCCAACTTATGTATCTTGTGTGCTAAATCCCAATTGGAACGATAACGACGAAGCAACATTTGATCTTCCTGGATGTATATATAAAAATGTAACTACTACAACATCTATATGGAATTCACCAACATACAGCAACACAGGAGCCTATGTAACACAAGGTTTAAGGTATAGTAATAACTTTGGTCCAATGTTTGTAAGTTTAAAATACACAGACACAGAACAAACAAGAATACCTAAATATATTGGAGTATTACAATTTACTCATGCATTTAATAATGGCGTAAATGTAAGGTTAAAGTATGCAGTCCAGTTAGATAGAGCACCAGGACAATATGATGTATTAATGGAAGGTGAAGAATTTTTAGAAGACCTGCAAAAAGTAGACTTATATATAACTAAGGTATTTGAAAATGGTATAACATTGTCATTCAAAGGAGAAAACCTCACAGACGAAGTTGTTGAAGTTGTTCCAATGTATAATACACAAGGAACAGAATATTACTTGACACTTGGGTATAAATGGTAGTATAATATGAAAATGGATTGGTTACAATGTTGTTTATGTGATGAAGTTATGGAAGACTTTATGATATCACACAACCCTCAACCACTTTCAGACAACCCAGCAGATAGATGTTGTGCAAAATGTAATATGGACAAAGTTATTCCTGCTAGACTGGCACCCGATAACAATATTCAGAGAACCCAACCGCATGAATAAATGTGTATTAGAAATTAGAGACGAAGTCAATGTTAGGTTTGTTGGACTTGATGTTAAAACTAGGCGTAAAATTTCAGATGAAGTAAAATACTTTTTGCCGTATGCATATCATATGCCTGCTTATAAATTAGGAAGATGGGACGGTTGTATTAGATTTTGTGACATTGGCGGGAGAACATATTTTCATTTACTAGAAAGACTTTTACCTATAGTTGCAAATGATGGATATGATATAGAAGTAAAAGATTTGCGTAAATCTTGGAATTTTAATTTTAATAAAGTAGAACAGACTGATTATGAGCATATTGCTTGGCCTCCAAGACATCCTGTTGCAGGAACTCCAATTATTTTAAGAGACTATCAAGTAGATGTTATTAATAAATTTTTAGAAAATCCTCAATGCCTACAAGAAGTGGCCACTGGTGCTGGTAAAACATTAGTAACAGCAGTTTTAAGTCATAAATGCGAACCATATGGTAGAACTATTGTAATTGTTCCTAACAAAGATTTAGTAGTGCAAACAGAAAAAGATTATAAAAACTTAGGTTTAGATGTAGGTGTATTTTTTGGAGATAGAAAAGAATATAACAAAACACACACTATTTGCACATGGCAAAGTTTAAGCATATTAGAGAAGAAAACAAAAGCACACGAAGCCGAATTTCCAATAGAAGAATTCTTAGATGGTGTAGTATGTATTATGGTTGACGAAGTGCATAAAGCAAAAGCAGATGTATTAAGAAATTTATTAGGTGGTGTGTTTGCTAGTGTTCCAATTCGTTGGGGTTTAACAGGAACTATTCCCAAAGACGATCACGAAGCAGTTAGCACATTCTGTAGTTTAGGACCTGTAGTTGGAAATCTTAGCAGTAAAGAATTACAAGATATGGGTGTATTAGCAGATTTAGATGTAAATATTTTTCAATTGCAAGATGGCGTATTGGGATTTAATAGTTATGCACAAGAATTAAAATGGCTCCTTACTGATGATAAACGTATTGATCACATCAGTGAGATTATAAAAGGTTTAGCGACAAGTGGTAATACACTTGTATTGATAGACAGAATTAAAACAGGCGAGATGCTAATAGAAAGAAATGACGACTGGGTATTTGTAAGTGGCTCAATGAAAACTACAGATAGACAAGACGAGTATGCAGAAATTAGTGAGATGGACAATAAAGTTATTGTTGCAACATATGGTGTTGCCGCTGTTGGTATTAACATACCTAGGATATTTAACCTTGTTATGTTAGAGCCAGGAAAGAGTTTTGTTCGTGTAATACAAAGTATCGGAAGAGGTATTCGTAAAGCAGAAGACAAAGATTATGTGCAAGTGGTTGACATCACGAGCAATTTAAAGTATAGTAAAAGACACCTTACAAAAAGAAAGCAGTTCTATAAAGAACAGAACTTTAGACATAAGGTAACAAAGGTTGAATATAAATGAAAATATTAACATTAGAAAATAATAGTTACGATATAGATAGTGTTCCAGATGAGATAGATGATATAAGATACTGCATTTTTGATGCAGGTGATCCAGAGTATATGGATTACTTCTTTTTACCATTAATCTTTTTGGAAAGTTTTTATGCACCAGCAATATGCTTAGACATAGGCGGATTTAAAATCCAAATGCCTATGGACTGGAGTATACTTACAAGTGATGAAGATTTTGATGGTATAGAAGTTATGCCACTATCAAGTTTAAACAATAGAGGTTTTGTAGCACCAGTTTTAAATCCATTAAAAACTTGGATGCCAAGAGCGGAGGAAATACAAATTACTAACGTCTATCAAGATGTAAAATGGTATTTTCCAAAATTAAAGAATGGGCATTTACTAGTAGTTCCATTAGAAGATGGACATGAACCTAAATGCGTCATGTTTGTAAAAGAAGCAAATAAAATTAAAGATATTGATTTTGCTGATATGCTATAGGAGGTTATTATGGCAAAAAGAAAATTTAGAATAGAAGGCGGCAGATACGGAGGAGAACTTGTTTTAGGAGAAGTAAATCCAGCATTTGTCAGTTATTACGCAGAACTAGATGACACCAGTGAGTTAGTTGATGCTGTATTAGAATCCGATCAAGGCGGTTGGGAAGAAGAGGAAACACCTGCAGATGCATTATTAGATCCTAATACCCCACCAAGTCCTTGCACAGATCCAGATGAATATTTTAATATGTGGGAAAATGATGAGTTTGAACACATAAATGCTCCTTATGCCGATGGTGGATTTTATGTATATGAGATTCCAGCAGATGGTTCAGACGACTGGAGTTATGATAAAGAAATATATGAAGGGGAAGCCATTCATGTATATGGCAGAGAAGGTGGATACTTTAGCACAGAAGATGAGCCAGAAGTTTTAAACGAAGAAGATGCAGACGGCAACAAATATGTTCCTGTTTTATGTTTTCATAGTTCAGAAAAAGGTTCCTTTGGTGCATGGTTTGTGGAGACAGATGGCGAAGACTTTGATGAATTCAAACTTGGAATGGGTGTTGTAGAAACAAATTTAGCAGAATTTGTTGATGCTGTATTTTATGACAAAGTAGAATTAGACTGTGACTATGATTATATGGACAGCACTGGTAAAAGTTATGATGCCCAAGTTGGCTGGTTAAATACTAAGTGGCATGATAGTCAAGATCTAGTTGCTGAAAACATGGAAGAATATCTTGCTGAATTTGAAGACAACGCAGAATGGGAAAGAGAAAATAGATGAAAAGAATATTAATTTTTGGTTTACCTGGTTCAGGTAAGTCCACCCTTGCAGAAAAACTAGTTGAGGTTTTAGGAAACGCAGACTGGCACAATGCAGATAAAATACGTGAAACATTTGATGATTGGGACTTCTCACCTGAGGGCAGAGAAAGACAATCATTGCGAATGAGAGATTATGTTCGCAAAAGTGTTGCAAAAGGAAACTATGGTGTAGCAGACTTTGTTTGTCCTACAAATGAACTTAGGGAAAAGAATGTTCCAGAATATGTAATATGGATGGATACTATTGAAGAAGGTAGATTTGAAGACACAAATAAAATGTTTGAAAAACCAACAATAGATAGTGTTACAATTAATGCTGTAATTAAAGCAGAAGATTGGTGGACAGAAGAAAAATGTGAAGAGTGGGCAAGGCTTATTGCTGTAGATATTAAAGATCATGAGTTCCAACCTAAGGAGCCTACTACTCAACTACTAGGAAGATTTCAGCCTTGGCATGAAGGACATCAAAAATTATTCGAAAGGGCACTTGATAAACACGGACAGGTAGCAATACTTGTTAGAGATATGCCATTAACAGATGACAATCCTTGGCAAGTAGATAAGATATGTGAAAACATTGAAATAGCATTGGCCGAACATGCTGGTAAGTTTAGATGTTATCCTGTGCCTAATATTATGAATATTACTTATGGCAGAGGTGTAGGTTATAAGATTGAAGAGGAAGTTCTCGATGAAGAAACACAACAAATTAGTGCAACAAAAATCAGAGAACAAATGAGAAAGGATGGAGAACTATAACCATCCTGCTTATACTAGGTATCCACATTTGAAGGACAAGACAAAGCCTCAGTATAGCGAATGGAAAAAAATATTTGCTTGGAAGCCATGTAATACTATAGGCGGTAAAAAAGTATGGCTTAGAAACATTTATTTAAGAACAATAACAATAGAATGGACGCCGCCAATATTTCCTGCAGGTGCATATCATAAGAAACAATATGCTACATGGGACGAAATTTTAAATATAAAAATGAGGTAAGAAAATGTATCAATTCACAAGCGAAAGTGTTTCGCAGGGTCACCCGGATAAAGTTGCAGATTTAATTTCCGATACTGTAGCAACGTATCTAATAAACGGAAACAAGCAACACAGAGCGGCAGTGGAAACACTAGTCACAACCAATAAAGTCGTGTTAGCCGGCGAATACAAAAGCGACAGAGGCCTTAATAAAGATAGGATTGATACCCTTGTTAGAGATGCTATAAAAGAAATTGAATATGAGCAAGAAGGCTTTCATTGGGAAACAGTAGAAATACAAAATAATTTGCATGGCCAATCACCTGATATAGCATTAGGCACAGATGATTTTGGTGCTGGTGATCAGGGCATTATGTTTGGCTATGCTTGTGAAGAAGCAGGTAATAAATTGCCTTATCCACTTTATTACAGTCATGAAATATTAAAAACATTGCAGATATTAAGAAAAAATGATTCCAACTATGATTGGTTAGAACCAGATAGTAAAGCACAATTTACATTTAATTATGGCAGTGATGGAAAGCCAATTGATGTTGCTAAAATTGTATGTAGCACACAACATAAAGAAAAAGTTGATATTGAATTTGTTAGAGACGAAGTTAAAAAAATTATAAAAGATGTTGCAGGAGAATACATAACAACAGATACAGAATTTTTAATTAATCCAACTGGCAGATTTGTAATTGGCGGGCCAGATGGAGACACAGGATTAACAGGCAGAAAAATTATTGTTGATACTTATGGTGGAGCATCTCCACATGGTGGTGGTGCTTTTTCAGGTAAGGATTGCACTAAGGTCGACAGATCAGCGGCATATATGGCAAGATCTATTGCAAAACAAGTATTACAAGAAAATCCATATCAAGAAGTATTAGTTCAATTAAGTTATGCAATAGGAATACATGAGCCTACATCAGTAACTATATGGACAGATAAAAAAATAAATTATGTTGTTGCAGAACATGTTAAAGCACATGTAGATCTTACACCAAAAGGCATAATAGATAAATTTGATTTATTTAATTTAGATTTAACAAAAACAACAAACTATGGACACTTTGGTAGAAAAGGTTTACCATGGGAGGATCATCCATGGATCTAAAAAAACATATTAGAACTGTTTTAGATCATCCTATTCCAGGAATAGAATTTAGAGATATTACATCACTAGTTGAGACACCAGAAGCATTTAATCATGCCCTTATACAACTTACAGCAAACTGTATGGACTTTAAAGTAGATGCTATTATAGGTGTAGAAAGCAGAGGATTTGTATTTGGTTCTCCTATAGCAAGAGATTTAGAAGTTCCTTTTGTAATGGCAAGGAAACCAGGTAAGTTGCCTAATAAAACATACAGTAAAGAATTCAAATTAGAATATGGAGAAACAGAATTACACATACAAACAATATCACCTATAAAGGGCAAAGTAGTAGTAATAGATGATTTAATTGCAACAGGTGGCACAGCACTTGCCTGTGCAGATTTGATACATGAAAACTTTGGCATACCTAAAGAAGATTTATTGATTTTGGCAGTAATAGACTTGCCCGATTTAGGAGGAAGTGCTATAATAGAAGATAACGGATATAATGTCCGCACACTAATTGAGTTCGAAGGAGAGTAATGGCTAAAAAGGCACCAGCAATACCATTGAAAGATATAATGGCGGCTGTTGATAAGAAAGACAGAGGTTTCTACAATCGTCTTACTGCTGAACAAAAAAAGGCATTTAGTGCCTGGATGATGATGAGATATTGCAGTAGTGTGCAAGGCCGAGATGCCGCAAACTACATATATCTTACAAATGAATTAGTAAACTTTCAGTTTATGGAAGTTAGTAAACATCCTGAACTACAGTGGTTGTTACTTAGTGCATGTGGGGTTGGTAAAATACAATTCCATCCTTACTTAAAACCACCCAATGCTAAGAAAAAGAAAAACAAAATATCTGAATTCTTATATGGTTTATACCCACATAGCAAACCAGAAGATATAGAATTAATGATTAAGTTAAACAGTAATAATGATTTAAAGGCATTAGCATATGACTACGGATACGATGACAAAACAATCAAAGAAATCTTTGGAAAGTAATACCTGTAAATGGTGTAACAAAAACTTTATGAGTGAAAGAACTCTGAGTGCTCATATGTGTGTAAAGAAAAGAAGATATGCAGACAAAGATTTAACACATACTAGATTGGGTTATAGAGTGTTCCAAATGTTTTATGAAATGAATACTACTGTTAGTAAACCTAAAACACAGGAAGACTTTATAAAGAGTCAATACTACGAAGGCTTTACAAAATTTGGAAGAAGTTGTATTCGAAATGAATATTTACAACCAGAGCAGTTTGCAGAATGGTTAATTAAAAATGGAAAGAAATTAGCAGACTGGAGCAAAGATAAAATGTATGACGAGTTTCTTTTATTATATGTTAAGAAAGAACCGGGTCTGAAAGCATTAGAACGAACTATAATTTATTTGTCTGAATGGGCAAAAGATAACAATAAGGATTATAATGAATATTTTAAAGAAGTATCTACACCCAGAGCAGTTCACGATATAAGAAGTGCAAAAGTTTCGCCGTGGGTTATGTATTTAAGTGACTCAGGCAATGATCTACTAAGGCGTTTTACTTCTGAGCAAGTAGAAATGATAAAAGAAATAATAGATTCTAAATTTTGGATGAAAGTATTTTTAGCCAATAAAGAAGAAGTAGCAGAAATTAAAAAGACTTGCCAAATAGCAAATATATAGGAGATAAAATGCAGGACTTAATTGAAAAAACATCACAATGGCATCATGATAGAAACTTAATTGATGGTGCAACTAGTAAAGATCAAGTATTAAAATTAATACAAGAAGTTGGCGAACTTTCTGATAGTGTGTGCAAGGGAGAAGATGTTAAAGACGACATTGGAGATTGTTTAGTTATTCTTATTAACATTGCCGAACGTGAAGGCACTACATTAGAAGAATGTTTAGGGGTTGCTTATGAGGATATAAAAGATCGCAAAGGCAAAATGGTTGACGGAATATTTGTAAAAGAAGAATGAAAAAACAAGAAGAAATGTTAGTTATTACAATGGAAGAGTGTGCTGAACTTACTCAGGCATGTAGTAAACTAATTCGCTTTAACGAATCATGTGATATAAAACAATTACAAGACGAAATTGGTGATGTTATGTGTATGATTGAGATTCTAAAAGATGGCGGTCTTGTTACTGATGAACAAATACAAAGACGTATAGCAGTTAAAAAAGAAAAGTTAATGAAGTGGAGTTTATTGTTCCGTGAAGATTAATTTTGATGTAGACATCGATATGGCTAACCGAGATGACTTTCTTGCATTAGTCAAGCATACACCTGCAAGTATTGAAAAGGATGGTAAGTTTACTAAACACAATACTGGTGTCTACTTTCAAAACATTCCTAAGTTTCCATTAGAAGGTTACAGCACAATAGATCACAAACAAGCAGAAGAAGAAGGTTGGTTTAAAGTTGACTTTCTCAACAATCACATATACAAAGATATTGTCGATGAAGAGCATTTAAATAGACTTATAGAAACAGAGCCGATGTGGGAATTGTTTAGCCATAAAGAAATAGTAGAGCAACTGTTTCATATTGCAAAACATTTTGAAATAGTAAAACAGCATCAACCTAAAAACATAGAACAATTAGCAATGATACTTGCAATGATACGACCAGGTAAAAGATATTTGGTTGGAAAGGATTGGAAGGATATTGAAAAAGAAGTTTGGGTAAAAACAGACGATTACTTTTTTAAGCAAAGCCACGCAATGGGTTATGCTTTAGCAATTATTGTTCAATTAAATTCAATTGTAGAAAGCCTTAATCAGACTTCCTAACTAACTGTATTCCTCGTCTTTTAATTCTTTTCTTAAGAAGATTTTGTAAGGTAGTCATTGGCCCAAACATGTGAGTAACATCTTTCATAATAAATGTTGTTAAGTAAGGGCGAAATAATTTCATTTCGTGATGCAGAAACACATCAATAGGCATCATTCTATTTGATTCCCACCACCATGTGTCTCCTAGTTCTAATAGTATCCTGGTCTCGTCTAGGTTGCTTATTTTTTGTAAATCGTAAAATGTGATTATAGAGTTATCATAATTTACAACAATGCCAAAATGCTCTACCTCCCCATACTTCAGACCTGTGATAAAGGGAAATTTTTCTTGATACTTTTCTTGCATAGTGATATTTAGCATCTAGAAAGATAAATACTAATACATAAAGGTTATAAAACATGAGCAACAGTAATCACAAATTATATATTTACGACGACCCAATTGATTTAGTGGTAACTGATGACGCACTTTATTTGGACAACAGACCTATGAACAATAGAAAACTAAAAGCACATAAAGGATTTAGTAACGAACTTACTTTTAATATACGCGATAGAGATAGAAAACTACAAAACGTTTTTAGTGATACTCTGTGGGCACACATTTACAACCCGCAAACTAAAAAGAGGCTACTTTCAAGACGATGTGAAGATACAAGTAGTATCGGAATTACTAAGTTATATTTAAATGAAGGTGACTTGACTAATATAAGCGAAGGTTTATATAAAATATATATTACTAAAGATTCTGCAGAAACTAAAAACATGCCTATATATACAAGCCAGGATTATGATGTATCAATGGATATAGAAATACTTGCAGATGGAGTAATAGAGCCAACTGCTACACAAGAAGCCAATGTATTTACGCAAGTCGCAAATACAATGTTAGGCGATAGTGCAAATATCTTTACAACTAGTTCTATGTATGGTAATCATGATAGAAATTTCTCAGATGCAAGACATTCTGTAGCAATTTATCCTGCAACTTTTACAGGTAATGTATTAATACAAGGAAGCATTTTAGAAAATACACCAAGCAATGACGATGCTAGTAAAGATTGGTTTGATATTTCTAATGTTACATTTACATCTACAAGCAACTTAAATCATCAAACATTTACAGTTAATGCTAATTGGATTAGATGCTTAACATACCCAACTTCCGGTTCAATTACTAAGATTCTTGTAAGAAATTAACTTGACATATTAAATATATCCTGTATAATAAACTTATGGATATAGACTCTCTAGTAGAACAAGTGCATAAACTTGTCTTCGATCATTTACCTGTTAATACAAGTAGAACTCCTAGTGGCTGGACTACATTAAACTGTCCTATGTGTAGCGACAATAGAAAAAGAGGCGGCATTATAACTAGCGGTCCTAAAATATCTTTTAACTGTTTTAACTGTGGCTATAAAACAGGTTGGGCACCGAATCCACATCTAGGTGGAAAATTTAAAGAATTAGTAACAACACTCGGAGTAGATCAATCAGAACTACATAAGTTACAGGTAGAACTTCTAAAAAATCAAGAATTATTAGAAGAACAAGATACAACAGAATATGTTTACTCATTATCAAAATTTAAAAAAGTAGATTTACCTGAGAATGCAATAGCAGTCGAAGACTTACCAAATGATCATGCTGTAAAGAAATACGCAATCCAAAGGGAACTATACGGTCTATATCCATTGCTGTATTTTAATGACACATTATATAAGCAAAGATTAGTAGTTCCTTTTTCGTATAATGGTGAACTTGTTGGCTGGACTGCAAGACATGTAAACCCTCCGTCAAAGCAAACTGCAAAATACTTACACAACATGCAACCTGGTTTTGTATTTAATGTAGATAGATTTGCTGACAGCAAAAGAGAAGTTGTAATTGTTACAGAAGGAACATTTGATGCAATACTTATAGACGGAGTATCTATACAAGGTAATAGTGTTGGTCCAGAGCAGGCACAACTAATAGAAAAATTAGGGCAAAGAATTATATTATGTCCAGACAGAGATGATGCAGGTAAAGATCTTATAGAACAAGCATTAGCATTAGATTGGGAAGTAAGTTTTCCTCCGTGGCATGCAGAAATAAAAGACGCCGCAGATGCCGTTTTAAAATATGGAAGGCTGGCCACAGTATCAAGTATCATTAAACATGCTACTAGCAACAAGATAAAAGCACGAGTAAAGGGTAAAATGCTATGATCGTATATGTAAATGGTTGTAGTTTCTCTCATGGACATAATGCCCTCATAGAACGTAACGGCAAACCTTGGCCACAGCACCTAAGTAACAATGGATATCGTGTTGAAAATGAATCTATAGCAGGAGGAAGTTCACACAGAGCATTGCGTATGTGTATGAATAGAGCAATGCGTCATGGACAGAAAAATCAAGAAGTAGATGTTATAATCTGTCAGTTATCTAATCCGCATAGGGGAGAATTTTTTCATCAAGATCTAGGCATGTATATAAACTATATCCCTTCTAAATTTATTTTAGGTGAAGAAGAAATAAAAGTTTTCAAACAGCAAGGGTTTACAACAAGAAAAAACGAAACATTTTTTAATGATAAGGGAGAATCTATAGAAGATGTATATTTTCATAAAAATATAGTATGGCACAATACAGTAATTGTGCCTGAGTGGCAAAGGCAAATTGAAATATTAGCATTATGTAATAACTTAGAAAAATTATGCAAAATAAAAGGTATAAAACTTTTGTTTACAGCAATGAGCTCGAGATGTGTTCCATCTTACCATCGTGACATGACTTTAATGCCTTACATTACAAAACCTATGAGTCATATTGTAGGTAGAACAGGGCCACTGGTTGAAAGTAAAGATGACAACCATCCAAACGAAGACGGCCATTATGAAATTTATAGATATATATTAAGTGAGTTGAAGAAATTATGAGCGATATAAAAAATTACAACGAAGAAACACAAGAATTGTTCTTGAGATTCTTATTAAGTGATGCAGACTTGTTTGCAAGGTGTCAAAACATTGTTGAGCCTGAGTATTTTAATTTAAAATACAGGTCAGCAGTAGATCTTTTTAAGAGCCACAGTGAAAATCATAATGCTATTCCTACTCCAGAGCAAGTAAGTGCTGTAGCAGGCATACAGTTAGAACCAATTCCTAATGTAACAGTCGATCATCACAATTGGTTTATGAATGAATTTGAAACTTTTTGTAGGCACAAAGCATTAGAAAAAGCAATTATTGAAAGCACAGATTTATTAGAGAACCAAGACTATGGAACTGTAGAAAATAAAATTAAAGAAGCAAGCCAAGTAGGCCTAGTTAAGGACTTGGGTATAGAATATTTTGAAGACCCAAAGGCAAGACTACAATGGATCAAGGAACAAGCAGGTGCGGTAAGCACAGGCTGGAAAGGAATAGATCACAAACTGTATGGCGGACTTAATCGAGGAGAGATCACTATCTTTGCAGGTGGTTCAGGTGCAGGTAAAAGTTTATTCTTACAGAATTTTGCAGTAAATTGGGCACTTGCAGGAATGAATGTTGCTTATATTAGTTTAGAACTTAGTGAACAGTTAATCAGTATGCGTCTAGATGCAATGGTCAGTGGATATAGCACAAAAGATGTTATGCGTAATATGGATGATGTGGACTTAAAAGTCCGTATGAAAGCCAAAGGTGCAGGTAGGCTTAGAGTAAAACAAATGTCCAATGGTGTTAATTGCAATGATCTAAGAGTATTTTTACGAGAATATGAAATTGCTAGTGGAGAAAAGATCGATTGCTTACTTGTTGACTATTTAGATCTTATGATGCCTATTAGTGCAAAAGTAAGTGGCAGTGATTTGTTTATCAAAGACAAATATGTATCTGAAGAGTTGCGTAACTTAGCAATGGAAAGAGATTTGCTAATGGTAACAGCATCGCAGTTAAACAGAGGTGCAGTAGAAGAAATAGAATTTGATCACCATCATATTGCAGGTGGTATTAGTAAAATACAAACAGCAGATAATGTTGTAGGTATTTTTACAAGTAATGCTATGAGAGAACGTGGTAGATATCAAATACAGTTTATGAAAACAAGAAGTAGTAGTGGTGTAGGTAGTAAAGTAGACTTAAAGTTTTGTCCAGATACATTGCGTATTGAAGATCTAGAAGAAGGCGATGAAGATGCAATGACAATGACTACAACAGGATTGGTAGATCAATTAAAACGCAGTAACTCTATTAAAGCAGATGAAGAAGAACCTAAGAGCACAATTGACCAAGCACTTAACATGCACGAATTCTTAAAAAAGAACGACTTCTAATGATAAATAGTAGTAAAGTATAACACCACTGGAGACATTGTGGCCAAGCATAGAAGCATATTAGAAGAATTAAATAAAATTTCAGTCGACAAAAGCAAAGATTACGTTGTTGAAAACCGTGCAGAGCATGTTATAGCAAGTGCTATCAACTTGTTAGAGCAAATCGACAGAAACTATACATCAGAAGAATCAAAGAACTTAACTAATAGGCTTATAAACAGCATAAAGCACCGTGACCCTTCAAAGTTTTCCAGAGGTATTAAAAAGATTATCAAGGAAAATTTGAAGGAGCAATCGAGTGAAGATTGATCACTTAATATTAAAAGAAGACAACAGAGGCCAACAGTATAAAGTTGAGTTTAAAATCAATCCTACCACTGGTAAAAAAGGTTATAGGTATTTTTATATAGATCAAGAGACTCAAGATTGGACTCCAATACCTGATAATCATCCTTTTTATCAAATAAAAAGAGGAACAAGAGAACAACTTATAAAGCGGAAGTCTAACGAAAAAAATA